GGACAACTAGGGGTTATATAAGGCGAAATCAGGAAACGTACCGAGCATCATGAACACCGAACATGTCGCAATCGCTCTCGAACTCATCCGCCAGGCGTACCAGATGCTTGAAATCGGGCAGGAAGTCATGCAAGAGACTTGCACTGAATGCGTGCCGATCTGCCCTTGTTGCCCAGGAAAAAGCGCGGCGTCAAGTGACGGCTCTGGAGAGGAGAATCAAGATTCTGGAAGCTGTACAATCGGAGTCGACGAACGAGGAGAGAATGGCCAGAGTCCTAGAGTGGGCTGTGAAAATCCTGGAGGAGAAGGACAGCTTTGAATGGGACGTCTGGCCTAGGCAAATGCAAGAGCTTGTGCTGTCACAACCACGGGGCGTTTTCCAAATGGCTCAACTCTGCACTTTCATGAAGCACAATTTGTACGACAGTGAAACAGTTGATAAGTTCCTGTCTGTGTACGACATCACCGAGGACGGCGACGTGTGTTCATTCATGAATGTGACTGCGCCTCAGGAGGCGATCAGTCAAATGATTGAAGATGCCAAGAAAATGGATATCAAGAGAACTTACTGCTGTGCAGTAAGTGACTGGATCAGTCTCGAGGAGACCGAAGATACCCAACCATTAGACTTGGATTAAATTAAATCACTTTATTGATTAATATACATTAGACTACTGTCTGCAATTAGGGGGGCGTCTGTCTGGGGGGAGTGGGCGTGCCTCCACAGCCCCGACCACCACCCCTCTTTGGGCTCCGCCCACGTCGGGGCTCACATCACTTGAAACAGTGGGTCTGGCTCTTGCCAGGGTTTAAACTCGGCTTCGCCGTCTTTGTTCATCACGCTCATTACTTCAACTTCATTGCATTCTGAAATAATAACTCGCATGCGAGTGTTGTGAGCTCGGGTTAGGTTGTTCATTGCTGCTGTGGAGAAGGTAATGGTTCCAGGCTGAGTCGGGTCCTTATTGAGGTGATCAAGTCGCACATACCCGACTGCCATCGGGTGATGGGGTGTAAGGCCGTCGGTACTCCAAATTCCCTTGTCTCCTGCGGAGGCCATGGATGGAGGGTGTATTTGAGAATTCTGGGCCAGCATCCACAGGTACTGTGGATCCGACAGCCCTTGGCCGTTTACAACCGCTAGGTTGTTTGCACTCATATCAGGGAAGACCACTGGTGACCCAGTAGAGGAGTCCGTGGTTTGTCCTGATAGGATCACATGCACTCTGTACACGCCAGTTTGAAGCTGCGTGGGGAAAGTAACAACTAGTGTAGTCGGAGTTAGATGAGTTTCGAGGCGCAAAGTAGAAGATTCAAATGTCGACAGTGCTCGTGGGAGTGAGGGGTGAGTGGAATCGCTTGTGAATATACACTCTATTGCTTGCACTTCAAGATCCCTGTGCTCCAGGATGTCTGTTAGGGCTGCACGAGTTAGCTTGACTTTGTAGGACACCCAAAGTTCTCCAATAATGGTAGGCTGTGCAGTGACAGGAATACCTTCAGTGCCTAATTGAAACACTCCAAGGTCTGTGAGCATCTTGTCTTTCTGACCTACTGGGGCAGGTCCAGGTGCGCTCAAAACGTTATTAACGAACAACTGCTTTGTAAGTCGCTGAGAAGGCTCAGTCTCTACTCCGTGGATTTGCCCACTTGAAGGCTTAGTACTCGAGGAGTACTCGTAATTTTCCATGGCGTGAGAGTTGGTGAACAGCAAGGCTGCCGGGTCGTAGTTGGTGCTCATGATAACCTTGCCGAGGGCATTGGTACTGCTGGCGCCTTCACCACTGAGTGGTTTATACTGAAACATAAGGCCCGCAAACTCGAACATTTCGAACTGCTTTGCAAGCTGAGATAGAAATGGGAATACAGCCTCTTGGCCTGGATTCAATGGGAAATGATCGATATGAAACTTGGAGGGCTGGACAGCGCTTGCAGCTTCTCCAGTGCCTCCATGGCCTGGTACGATCACATTGCCAATGAACTCTGTATGATCAAAGATGATATCTCCACTGTTGTTGGAGGGGTTCACTGCAATCTGCATTTGGTCCCGTTGAGTGCCCACAATCTGGTTGGTTTGCATGCCATAGTCACCCCACCCAAATGCTTTGGATACGGCGCCGCCTGCATTCCAACCAGCACGGGCCCCCCTGATGCCACCGGTGGCGTAGCCACCCATGGCACCCAAGCCTCGTGGGATATACCGCGCCCAGCGCCGGTAATCGCCTCGGCCATAGTAACCGTCTGTGCGACGGTGTTCCCGCTGGGGTTCGGATGCTCCTTTCCAGCTAGATCCGTAGCGGCCGATGTTATCGGCAGTTCCACGCTTCACGTGGATGCGACCGTAGTCTCTGAGTGGGAATTTCTTTGAAATACGCGCGCTCGCTGCGCGTGCTCGAGAACGTGCGTTCCCTCCGCCGCCGCCGCTGGTATAACCTGAAGCAGTACGCGCGCGTTTCGCCATGCT